AGAACAATATCAAATTGATGCTATAAATTCTACAGAAGCTTATGAAACAGAAAAAGAATCAGCTAGATTAGCTGTTCAAATATATTATGCTAAACAAAGACAGGACAATAGAGAGAAAGAAGCGGATGCTATAAAAGCAACACAACTATCAATAGTAAGTATTTACGCAGGTGCTATTGGAAGTATGGGAAAACTATTTAAACAAGGTAGTGACGCTTCTAAAGTTGCTGCTTTAACAGAAATAGCAATTAGAACTGGTGTGGGATATGTTCAGGGCTTAGATATAGCTCAAAAATCAGCTCAAGGAACAGGGCCTTTAGCGGCATTTTCTTTTCCTGTATTTTATGCTACACAAGTTGCCGCTGTATTAGGTGCGGCTGCACAAGCCAAACAAATACTTTCAAGTGGTGGTAAATCTACTCCGAGTTCTAGTATAGGTGTTCAAGGTGGTCAAGCACCTTCATCTATAGAAGCTCCTGACTTTAATGTAGTAGGTGCTGGTGGTGTAAGTCAATTAGCAACCACATTAGCAGGCGTGACAGGACAACCATTAAAAGCGTTTGTTGTTAGTAAAGAAATAACATCAGCTCAAGAATTAGAAAGAAATATTACAAACACGGCATCAGTCGGTTAATTATTAAAATAAATTCAATATGAAAATAGTAGAACTACTTATAGACGAAGAACAAGAACTATCTGGGATAGAAGCTATATCTATTGTAGATGAGCCAGCAATAGAAGAAAACTTTATTGCATTATCTAAACAGCATGAAATAAAATTAGCTGAAGTAGATAAGGAAAAGAAAATATTAATGGGTGCTGCTTTAGTTCCTAATAAGAATATTTATAGACGTAACGGAGAAGATGAATATTATATATTCTTTAGTCAAGATACTGTAAGAAAAGCATCTGAATTGTTCTTAATGAGAGGTAATCAAAACAAATCTACATTAGAACATCAAGCTGAATTGTATGGACTGTCTGTAGTTGAATCTTGGATTATAGAAGACGATGTACACGATAAATCAAGAAAGTACAATATGGATTTACCAATAGGTACTTGGATGGTTTCTATGAAGGTAAACAATGATGAGGTTTGGAATAACTATGTTAAAACAGGTTTAGTAAAAGGATTTTCTATAGAAGGATATTTTACTGATAAAATTGCTATGAGTAAGATAAATGAAATAGACAATGAAGAGGAAGCTAGAGAAATACTATTAGAAATTGCCAATTCAATACTAGATAACAAATATGAATTTGCTACATATAGCGATTACGGAAGTGGTGTTAGAAATAACGCAAAAAGAGGTATTGAGCTTAACAAAAAGGTAAATAATAAATGTGCTACAAGCGTAGGAAAAATAAGAGCTCAGCAGTTGTCAAGAGGTGAGAAATTGAGTGTGTCGACGATTAAGAGAATGTACAGTTATTTAAGTAGAGCAGAAACTTATTATGATGAATCTGATACTAAAGCTTGTGGAACTATATCTTATTTATTATGGGGCGGCAAAGCAGGATTAAACTGGTCAAGAGGAAAACTAAGAGAACTTGGTGAATTAGATTTAAACGATGATAATCCATGTCAAGCAGGCTATGAACAAATAGGAATGAAAGATAAAGATGGTAGAAAAGTGCCTAATTGTGTGCCAAAACAATAACTATGAGAAAAACAAATGAAACTGTAGGAAACGCTGTTCCAAGTGGTAGCAGAAGAGGTTGTATGTGTAAAGATGGTACATACTCAAGAAAATGTTGTGATGGAACTTTAAGAAGTCAAGGTGTAGGTAGAATATCAGGAGTAGGTGTTTTATTATTAGAATCAGGAGGAAACATACTACAAGAAAACGGTAACAATATAAAATTATAAATAATGTCAAAAAAAATATCACAATTAAATGCAGCTACAGAATTACAAGGAACAGAAAGTTTTGCATTAGTTCAAAGTAGCGAAACTAAAAAAGCAACTATAAGTCAAGTTATAAATTATATTCATAACACAGATATTACTGCTTCTGATGGTGTTAATCTTGATTTAGACGATTCTCTTTATGATGACTCAAGAATGATTAAATTAAGCTGGTCAGGTGGTTCTGGAAATATGGTTTTAAGTTTACCAGATGCTACAACTTCTAAAAACACAAACAGAATTATAAGAATAGTAACAAATGGAAGTTTTAACACAAATACAAGAGTGAGATTAACTCCTATAGCTGGTCAAACATTAGATGGTTCATCTGATTATTATGAGTTAAATGTTACTTATGAAGGATTAATGATTTGGTCAGATGGCATTGAATGGTTTATAATACAGAAAAAAGCATAAAAATCTAACAACCTTTTTATATACAGTTAATTAGTTAAGATAAATTAATTTATAAATCGAAATTTATGGAAAACACTAAAGCTACATCAATTTTGAACGACATCATGGAAAAACTATCCTTAGTTAAGAAAGATGAAGTAAAAGAAGTTGAGGTGAATCAAGAAGTAAATCTTTCTGAGCAAATTAAAGAAGAAGAAAAAATGTCTCAAAAACTTACTGAGCTTGCTTGTCAAGAAGAAGAAGTAAAAGAGGAGTTATCTTCTGAAGAAGTTGTATCTGAAGATTTACAAGAGGAAGTTCCTGTAATAGAGGAAGCCTCTGAAGAAATTGAGATGGATGAAATGAAATACGTTGGAAGAGACGAATTTGAATCTAAAATCTCTGAATTAAAAGGTATGATTGAAGAAATGAAATTAGGTTACGGTGAGGAAAAACTATCTATGCAAAAAGAAATAGAAAAGTTATCTGCTGAACCAGCTTCAGAACCAATCTCACACAACCCTGAAGGGGAAGTAAAACAAAACTTTAAATCTTTTGGTCAAAACAAGATAATGAGCACTAGAGATAGAGTAATGAACAGAATTGCTAATTTAAAATAAACTAAAAACTAAAATTAATTAAAAAATGGCTACTACTACATCAATTACAAGTACTTACGCTGGCGAATTTGCAGGCAAGTACATTTCTGCTGCTTTATTATCAGGTGTTACACTTGACAGAGGTGGTATTGAAATCAAACCAAATGTAAAGTTCAAAGAAGTAATCAAGAAAATTGCTACTGATGCTAACGTAATCAAAGATGCAACTTGTGATTTCACTGATACTGCAACTATTACATTAACTGAAAGAATCCTTCAACCAGAAGAATTCCAAGTAAACCTAGAGCTTTGTAAAAAAGACTTTAGAAGTGACTGGGAAGCTGTATCTATGGGATACTCTGCTTTTGACAACTTACCTCCTAAATTCAGTGACTACTTAATCGGTCACGTTTCTGGATTAGTTGCTGAAAAAACAGAAAACAATATCTGGTCAGGTGTTAACGCTAATGCTGGTGAATTCGATGGATTTACTACTTTATTAGGTGCTGATGGTGACGTTATTGACGTTGCTGCTGGAACTGTAACTTCTGCTAACGTAATCGCAGAGCTAGGAAAAATAGTTGACGCTATTCCTTCTGCTTTATACGGAAAAGAAGATTTATACATCTATGTATCTCAAAACATCGCTAGAGCTTATGTAAGAGCACTAGGAGGATTTGGAATCTTAGAAAATGCTGCTGGAACTGAAAACGTATCTAGCATCGGTGCTAACGGTGTATCTAATCAAGGTACTATGTGGTGGCAAAATGGAGCATTATCTTTTGATGGTGTAAAATTATTTGTTGCTAACGGACTTGGAGATAACAAAGCTGTTGCTGCTGAAAAATCTAACTTATTCTTCGGAACAGGTCTTTTATCTGACCACAACGAAGTTAAGTTAATCGACATGGCTGACCTAGATGGTTCTCAAAACGTAAGAGTTGTTATGAGATTTACTGCTGGTGTTCAGTATGGAATTGGTTCAGACATTGTACTATATTCTTAATAAATTAAATTAACCAAAAATTAGGGTAGGTGGGTAAATGCCTACTTACCCTTTTTTTATAAAAAATAATAAAACTATGGCTTGTGGACTTAATATAGGTAGAAAAGAACCTTGTAAAGATGTAGTTGGTGGTATAAAAAATATATATTTTGTTGACTTTGGTGATTTGGGAACTGTTTCTGAAACAGATGACGAAGTTACTAACATGACAGGAGACAGCAGTAATAATTTAACAGCATACAAGTATGAAGTTAAAGGAAACTCGTCTTTTGAACAAAACATTACATCATCAAGAGAAAACGGTACAACGTTCTTTGAACAAACATTAAATTTAACGTTACATAAATTATCAAAAGAGGATAACAAGGAGCTAAAACTATTAGCTTATGGAAGACCTCATGTTGCTGTTGAAGATTACAACGGAAATGTGTTTTTGATGGGATTAGAGCATGGAGCTGATGTTTCTGGTGGAACAGTAGTTACTGGAGCTGCTATGGGTGATTTAAGCGGATATACATTAACATTGAGTGGCATGGAAAGAAAACCAGCTAACTTTATGAGTGTTGATAGTACTTCTGCTACCTTCCCATTCAGTGAATTTGCTGGATTAACTGGAACTGTAACTATTACAGAAGGTACTAATTCATAATTACTAAATTTAATTAGGTTAATTAAAGGGATGCTTCGGTGTCCCTTTTTTTATTAAAACAAATTACAGATTATTTGTTACTTATAATATGGTAATATTAACAACATCAACAGACGCTCAGAGTTTTAAGGTAATTCCTAGAAGTGCAGAAAGCTCAGTTACGTTTGAACTAACTGATAAATCTAAAAGGACTACAAGTGCCATTTCTGTTTCTGTATCTAATTCAAACGGATATATGACTGTTACAGGTAGTTTTTCTTTAGTTGAAGGCAGATTTTATTCATTTGCCATAAAAAATGGTTCTGTAATTATATATAGAGGCTCTATTTTTTGCACAGACCAAACTAATTTTAATACCTTTGATGTACATTCTGGAGAATACACTACAGAAAACACATACGATAACGATTTTGTAATAATATGAAAAAAGTAAATAAAATGGCAAGAAAAAGATATAATAGTAAACCATTGCCAAAAGCTGAAAAAGGAAAGATACATATAGTCAACATGTCATCTTATACAAGACCTGAAATAAAAGAGCAATACAATAGAGACTGGGTAGAATATGGTGATGATAATAATTATTTTAGTTATTTAATAGACAGATATAATGGCAGTCCTACAAATAATGCTGCTATTAATGGTATAGCTGAAATGATATACGGTAAAGGAATAGATGCTGTTGATAGTAAAGAGAAAGAAGCTGACTATATAGAAATGAAAGAACTCTTTACTAAGTCTTGTATGAAAAAAGTATGCTACGACTATAAAATGATGGGTCAAGCTGCAATTCAAATAATCTATTCTAAGGATAGGAAAAAGATTGTACAAGTAGAACATATACCTGTAGAGACGTTAAGGGCAGAGAAGGCAAATAACAAGGGTGAAATACAGGGTTATTACTATGCTAAAGACTGGTCAGAGGTTACTTTTAAAAGTCAACCTAAAAGAATACCTGCATTTGGAACAAGTAATTCAGGACTAGAGATATTATATATCAAACCCTATAGAGCTGGATTTTATTATTATTCTCCAGTAGATTATCAAGGAGGTTTACAATATGCCGAATTAGAAGAAGAGATAGCGAATTATCATATAAATAACATACAGAATGGTCTTGCTCCAAGTATGCTTATTAACTTCAATAATGGTGTTCCTACAGAAGAACAAAGGTCTCTTATAGAACAAAACATTCAAGAAAAGTTTAGTGGTTCTTCTAATGCTGGTAGATTTATATTGGCATTTAACGATAGCAAAGAGCTGTCTGCAAGTATTGAGCCAGTGATACTAAGTGACGCACATGAGCAATACAAGTTCCTTAGTGACGAATCTATGAGAAAAGTTATGGTATCTCACAGAATTGTATCGCCTATGCTTGTAGGTATAAAAGACAATACTGGACTAGGTAATAATGCTGAAGAATTACAAACAGCATCTTTACTTATGGATAATACAGTTATAAGACCAATGCAAGTTACCATATTAGACGAATTAGAAAAAGTATTAATGTATAACGGAATCGAATTAGATATATACTTTAAAACACTACAACCTTTAGAGTTTACTGACCTAACTAATGCTATAACAGATGCAGAAATAGAAAAGGAAACAGGAATAAAAAAAGATGATAGTGAAGTAATAGAAGAAGAATCCATAAATATAGAAGAATAATGGCAACAGCACTATTTATAAAAAGGTCAGATTTAGTTAAAAACACTGCGTTAAATTCAAATGTAGATACAGATAAGTTTATACAGTTTATTAGTTTGGCACAAGAAATACATATACAAAACTATTTAGGTACAGATTTATACGATAAAATTAGTGCCGATATAATAGCAGGAACATTAACTGGTGATTAT